ATGACAGAAGTATCAGTGGTTTCCGCACTTTGCTCAATTGTCCAAGCAGTTACTTGGGCAATGGTTTTCGTGCCATTTTTAACTAAGCCTTCAAAGCCGTGATAAATGCCCATGAGACTATTCCTTAAAGGTTAAAATGAAAGTAATATCAGCAATTCCCACAGGTTTTACCCCTTCACCATTTAATACAATTTCAGTACTTAGCCAATGCAAATTTGACACTAAACCGTCCAGGGTAGTGTCACAAGTCAAGCATTGACAAACTTGCCTTTCCAAGTTATCAATAGCTTCATCAATCAGATTCATGCCGGCCACATGTACCTGCACTGTCAAGGTTAGGTCATGCCATGGTGCGCTGCTGCCCATGGATACATACTCAAGATTGGCCTCATCACGATTAATAAAAACCGTCAATCCAGGGAGTGCATTTTTGTCTACGGGGTAGACTCGGGAGAGGAACACACGCCCCTGAACCAACGGTTTTAGTATTGCGGCTATTTTTTTGCGAATAAGTGATCGTTTTGAGTCAAGCTTTGCTGAATTCATAATTTAACTCGTGGTTGAAATTCTTGATCCAAGCCTGGTTTGCTGTGTGCTGCATAGTATTCATTACTGCTGGGGCAGTGAAAACATCTGCCACACTCTCCCCTCGCAATTCAATCAGTGGATAACGTTTGCTAGTTTTTCGTTTAACGATGGCGTCTTTACCTGATTGACGGCGTTTAATGATAAAGGCATGGGGAATAACGCGCCTGCCGCCTTGCTGTTTGAGGTGGACTCCTATCGCTGTTTGTTTAGCGCGTGGGTCAATCTCAATCAATGTAAATCGTCTGTTAGAGGCACTTAAGATTGCTTGTAGAAAATTACGCCGTGCGCGCTTCAGGATAATATTAGCCCGTACTTTCTGTTGCTTGATGCCAATATCTTTAGCAATTAAGCGTACGGCTTTAGTTCGCACAGTAGTGACTGTTTTATTTAACGCACGAGTTGCCGCACGATTAATTTTACCCTGCTGTAAGCCCCCTAGCATTTTTGTTACCTGTTTAATGTCAGCTTTCACATCTAACGTAATGCCATTAATAGTCATGTTGTTTGTGCCAATACTAAGGTGACGGCCCCTGCGCCATCAGGCTGTACTTCAACAATCTGATAACGCTGATCATTCACTTGTAACAAACAGCCCTGTAGATTTGAGGGCAATCCCTGACTTGCTACAGTAAATAAGGTTTGTTGATTATCAATTTCCAAAGTTTCAAGTGATACTTGATCAAAAATCCCCATAATCTCAGTAACTGTATCATCGTGCGATAACAGGGCTGCTTGCCCAAAATAATTAATCAATTGGCTAGCGAGCGTGTGGTATTGCAAATCACGCATTGATTTTTATCGCAGTAGTCTTATCGGCGGCGGTGGTATTAGCGTAGGCAAAGCCTACTAAGATATTACCCGTGGCAGTTTTGGTTAACTGTTGCTGGCTTGCTTTCCAATATAAAGGCGTGCCTATGCTGATTACTTCCGCAGCTTTAGGTAAATTAAACACCCCCACCATTTGTATTGCACCAACAACTCCTGGGGCTATATCGGTTAATGCGACACTGAGTCGTTTGCCGACCAATACCACTTCCCCACTGGCAATACTCTCTTCACTGTCATTTAAATAGTCGAGCACATCACCTTGTTGTAAATAATTGGTTGCCATCAGTTTTCTCCTTATGAATGTTCTGGATACTGCGGTCAAGCCGCAGTATAACGATGGAATTATCTAATTCCATCTACTTACCCAACTTCCCCCCGATAAAAAGTACGAAAATCTAACGCTTTCACCCCTGCATCCAAACGCACTTTATAGCTAATGCCATCGATTAACCAGCCTACTTGTTCCTCCAAGGTTGGTTGCGCATTCCCCTCCAGGTAAGCCACTTCCAACACATCAAATTGGTGTGGATTAGCCGTTAAATACCAGGTGGTAGGAGAGACTGCATCAAGTCTGGGATCGGCAATCACTTGGGCTAATCCTCTCACCGCATTAGGCACCCTAGCATTGGCTTGATCAAGATCGGTTTCCGAATTCATTAATACCTTGGCCTGTCCCTCTAGTGCTACTGGCACGATTAAAAAGGCAGGGGTGATATTTAAAGTAACCCCCTCAAGCTGTTGAGTTGCCATATAAAGGCGTGCCTGACTAAGTGCTTGCACGTTAAAGGGACTTTTTTTATCCGCCATATTGTGATGTGCTTTGCTAAATAAAGGATCGCCGTCTGCCATTTTGGGATTATCGGTTAAAATAGCATAAGCTAAGTTAGCGACGGTGCGGCTTGCTGCTTGTCCCATCTTGCGGGGGATTTGAGTAAAGGTATTTAAATCATCATTAATGATGGCTTGGCGAGTGATGGAAAACATCGCCCCGAAGGTGGCCAGTTGGATGGTCTCTTGACGTTCACCCAGTGTGGCGTATTTATACTCCGCACTGGCAGGAATTTCTTTTAAACTGGGGAATACATTTAAATCAACCCGCGAATTAACTTTAAAATCAGAGAGACTGCCTTGACTTGTCCATTGCATAAATGTTTCTGACACTTCGCTGTACCCTTTGAGTAACGCTTTATTGGCCGTATTACTTAAAATGGTGGGAAAATCTGAACTTGAATGGGTAAAAGCACGACCAATTAATGCCATACTGCTGGCATAGCTTGTGTTACCTTCAGCTTTGGCTAAGCTTACTCTAGCCAGTTCTGCTAATTTATAGCTCTGGAATTCATTATTAGTGTCAAGCTCGGCAAGACCGGCACGAAACAACAACGCATTTTCTACCCCGCGCTTAAATTTATCGCGTTCATCGCAGATGATGCTAGCATTGGTATCAATGTTTGCTGCTAGATTGGTATGACCTAAATCATCGAGTAATAATTGACGAGCAAGATCACCACTGATATGAGGATCGTCTAAGCAACGTTCGCATAGATCATGCTTATCTTGATGATTGGTGAAGATGGTACGAATAATTTGGCGGCGTTTTCTTTCTGTTGCCAAGGTAGCGGCTTGAATCGCTTCTACATCTTGCGATCGCTTTTCTAATACAAGGGTTTCTGCCACCTTAGTATTTTCTTGAGCACCAGCAGGGTCTTTGCTCTGTGCTAGTGCTGATTGATCTACTTTTTTTGGTTCAGTTGCCGGTTTCTCTGAGGCTTTTGTTTGATTTTCCATGGTTTTCTTGCTCCGGTTAAGATTAAAGTTATTATCATTAAAATTATCACTGCGACCAATACCGACACTGATATCGGCAGGGAGTGTGACTATACTAATTTCTTGCGGTTGCCAACGGGTTATCCGGTAAGTCTCGGTTTGCTCATCACCTGAGCGTTGTTGTCTGTGGCGTTGTTTGATGAGGTAGCCGACGGATACGTGCTGGATAATGCCCTCTTGAATATCTTGCCATAGCCCATCAACTGCTTGACGCTTGCTTAAGCGGATGATAGCAAGACCTCTATCGTCCTCGATCCATGCTTTTTCAACGATACCTAAATGATGATCAGGATGGTGGTGATCGTGGTTATACAAGACTGCCGCCCCCGCATTTAAACGGCTTAAATCAACTTCTTGCTTCTCGTGTCCTAAAATTTCGATCCAAGGATCGCTAAAAGCAATCTGGCGTTGCAGTGGGGTTGGTGAAGAAAATGAGACTTGCAAGCGGCGTTTGTCATGATCAATAATGGCTTGGGTTGGCAAGGGCATAAAGCGGGTGAATTGTGCCGTAACATCTGTCATATCTTGCTGGCGAGTTAAGGCAAGGTTGGGTGCAGGTTCGGGTCGTCCTAGCAATGTTCGACAGCAATGCGCAATCGCTTGCCACAGAGCACACCAGTACAGTAGTGAAAAACACGGGATCGGGGCGGGTATAGGTTGATAAATTAATAACGCTTTTAAGTCAGGCACCAACGCCAGGGGATGGTTTGTTCGTACCCAACAATCTGCCTGTTTTAGATCAGGTTTTTTTTCCAAGGGAAAGGTCAAAGTGACGGTGTTTTGTTGATCATCAATGTTATAAGCTTGTGCCAGTGTTACTTCATCAGTTAAAGGAATATTGAACAGTCCCTCTCGATCAACTGCTTGCTGATACCAATGGTAACGCTGTGCAAATTGTAATAATAGCGGGCGTGCGGGGAGGGGGCTTATGGTAACGCTGATGTGTTGGTTGTGGATCTCATCAATGGTTAAATGACCACGGTTACATTGGTTTAACAGATCTAATAAATATTGATCGGATAGTAAGTGTAGTTCATGCATGGGCGTTGCTCGTTATTGGTGTTTAGTTATTACCTGAATTTTTTTGCTCACTTGCTACTTGTTCACACACCGTCATAGGATCGCCCCCACGCTCTCTGATCACTTGCGATCTGGATTTAAACCCGGCATTCACGGCTTCAACATCGGCTTTGACTTCTTTTAATGGATCGATCCAAGGCATCACTGGCCCGCGATAATCAGCCTTAGTCAAGGTGTTAACATCAATATGAGGTGGCGTGGTAATATGTTTAGCAAGCATCATCAAATGTAACCAGCGTGTCCAGATGGGGCGAATAAATCCGGCGATAAACTCTTGCCGCAATACGGCATAATGAGTGGCTTGTTCGACCAATTCCTGGCGTTGCGCACTATACGTGCCATTATAATCTTTAGCGATACTGCTATAACTTGTCCTAGTCCCTGCGGCAATCGCCCTTAACATGGCATTGCGAAATTCACTTAGCAATTGACTGGGGCGATTACTTTGAATGGTATTGATTTCTTCGCCGGGGTTTAAATGATCAAAGAACATCCCAGGCTTAACATCAAAATAGCGAGGATTATTCGATGGTTCCATCGTCAGCGGATTGAATCCATCCAAGGGTTTCTTAATATATGCCGTCATCGCTGCCGCCATGCGAGCGGCGATACGCTCTGAGTCCTCATAATCTTTTAAGTCATGCAAGCGTTTTAGCACCGGGGCAAATAAAGAGATACCGCGATTTTGATGACAACGCTTCACCAGTTTTAAATGAATTATTTGATGTGCCGGTATGCGGCAAGTCTCAGGATATAAATTATTGGTATTAGATGGGTGCGTTGTCGTTATGTGATACGCCACCACTTGACCAAAACTATTTTTTTCTATCCCCTGCTGAATACGCTTAACCCTGTCTT